GGGTGTTACCAAATGTCAGCTCTTGCAAGAACTTACGATCGCTATCAGTGAAGCCGTTACCCGTACCAAGTGTCTTAGCATTGTCCATGACTGCTTGACCGAGCGCAGACTTAACCTGTTCCATAGAAGTGATACTTGGGTCATTAGGCACACCCAACATCTGCATAACTTTCTTAGCAGCGAGGATTGTCTCAGAACCTGTGCCACCTTTGATGTTAGCCAGTTGTGTTTTCGCATTCGAGAAAGTCTCAAGGCTTTGCTGAGCTTTCCGTGCTTCTTCCATACTGACTTGCAGGTTATTCGCAAGCTGCTTACTCGCCTCTTTGGAAAACACAGCTTCGCCCTGTTCACCAGTATTGACAACAACTGAAGGCCCACTGCCACCGAGAGTTTTAATCTCCCCTGTACCTTGAGTCTTCTGCACAGTCATCGGACCGTTGACACCTTGCATAGTTTCAGGAGGCGCAAACTTGTCGCGGAAATCCCCTACAGGATTCACACCAGTCTCGCTTGTCTGCACGACCTGACCGTTTACTGTATGGTCTTTCACAGGACGACGCAACTTAGTCATATCACCTGTAACAGCAGCCTCACGTACAGAAGCAGGGTCAAAGTGTGCTGCCAATGACAACCAGTCTTTTTGTGACATTCCTTGCTTGCCCATGTTCGCAAAATCAGCTCTGCCCACATCACGCAACTCTTTAAACTGGCTCGTCATTGCATCAACCATAGCTCTGCGAGGGTCGCCTTTTACAGCAGGCGTGATTTGCAAATCATCTGGATTAGCTAAAGGCCCTTGACCTTGTTGTAATTGCTCAGGCGTACCCTCACGAGTTTTCATGTAAGTCTCAACTGCATCGCCTAAGCCTGTGCGATAGTCATTTGCAAGTTTAGACTCCTCTTCAGCAGCTTGCTCCATCGACTTATTACCAAGGAACGAAGACCCTAATTTCTCCAAATGCTGTGCCCAGCTAGGTGCTACGTAATGACCACTGATCATTTGACCTTGCATCGGTGACTGCGTTTGCTTCAGCATTTCAGCCACTTGAGCTCTGCGACGAGCCAACTCTGCTGCTTGCACATCAAAGTCAGTCGCTACTAACATACTAGCAGGATTTCCCATTATGCCCCCAATACTTTGTAATCAACTGCGTAGAAGCCGTTAGGCATTACCACGACAGCTTCTGGTTTAACAGTAAGTACTTCCTGAGCCATGACACCACGAGCCTTCTCGCCCCAGACGTACACCCATTCGTAAAAGCCAATGCCAAGGATGTGAGTGCCAACTCGTTTAATCTGAGTCTTTAGTCGACGATCGGAAATGATTGTGCTGAGTGCTTTAGCATTGTTCATGCCGGCAGTTGCAAGCCCTGTGATACCGCCCCAAGTGTTCGCAACGTTCGCGTTATTCGCGTTGTTAGCTGCCAATGCCGCATTGTACTGCTGCTGCACAGCACCTTGGTAATCACCTGCCTGCACCTGACCACCGCCACCGTAAGCTTGGAAGTTCACACCGCCAACTTGATTACCTGTGCGTAAAGCATTCGCCTCATTCATACCCAATTGACGCTGCATCAAGGCTTCTTGCACCGCATTGTTGTGCAGAGTGTTATTGGCAGAAGTCATCGCTAACTGCTCATTTGCCTGTTGACCACGAAGCTGGTTATTGAAACTTGCGTCACGCATCGCAGCATCATTGTTGAAGCCCAATCGAGCAAGTTCATCAGCATTGTTAAACCCTGCACGAGCGAGTTCGTCGGCATTGTTGAACCCTGCGGCTTGCAATTGACTTTGAAAGTCTGTTGTGTTTGCAGCATTGTTGAACCCTGCTTTAAGCATGGAGTTGGAGAAGGCTTGTGCATTTGCGTCTTGATTAAACTTCGCACGCTGCATTTCTTGATTGAACACTGTATCAAGGTTGTTGTTATTGAACCCTGCAACAGTGCCACGCTCACCAAACTCTTGACCACGTGTTGCATTCTGGAAGTTTGCAACGTTGAGGTTTTGCTGCCCGATGCGGGAGTCTTCAGCACCACCAGCCAAGATCGCAGCATCACGAGCACTTTGGTACGCTTCACGCTGTTGACGGGCTTGATTGTCCATCGCACGTTGGTATGCTGGAGAGCCTTCAGTAATACCTTGAGCCGCTAAGCGTGATGTGAGGTCAGAGCTTTGCTGTGTGGTCTGTGGGTCGAGCATTGAGGTCTGACGACGGTACAGCGCATCTGTGATACGTTGGCGGGATTCTTCTGAAGTAGGGTCAACGTTACCAAAAGCGCGAAGACCGTCAGTACTCAAAGAAGCCCGACCTGTAGCAGCCATTGGAGCGGAACCAGCTGCATTAGGCACTTCACCTGTGAACTGTGTTGAGGTTGGTGCTGGGCCGATTTGCTGACCTTCACCGAGACGTTGACCTTGCCCAGCTAGTTGGCTTTGCGGAGACGTTTCCCACTGTTGCAAACCGTTTGTCGTGACTGCAGACGCTTGTGGTAAGCCGCTAATGTCAAACTTCGTCGACATCGTGTCACCGACAGTTTTTAACGCCCCTGCTGCCAAAGAGCCGAATTGACTACTCAGCGCATCCTGCTGATCTTTGAGAGCTTGTTGAGTCTCATTGAGCTTGTTCGTGACAATCCAATCCCCAGCTTGAGGATTCTTCGGGTCAGCACCTTCGCGCAAAGACCAAGTCTGCGACCCGTTTGAGTCAATCTGCGTAGGACGGTTGAGTGCGGCTGTTTGCTGAGCTGCCGCAAGGTTATCTTGCCCTTGCTGTTTGGCAGCCGCTGCGTAATCAGGTGCTGGAGGCGCTTTGCTTTTGCCCATTGAGTTTCTCCTTTAAGTGTAACCATCGGCAGTCCTCTCTTCTCATTACATAGAGAAGTAGGTCACCATCAGGGTGTGCATCTTTAAGGGTCGCCTCAAGAGTAAAGCCTAGGTTTTCATCGAATTTGCGTGCTGGCAGGTTGGAAGCCGGAACTACGCCAGTGATTCTTTTGCAGTTAAGTTCTACAAAAGGGTAGTGAAAACAATACCACAGGTACTCTCTGATTAGCCAGCGTTTTCCTGGAATTGCAGAGATATGCATGTTGATGTTGACACTGTTGTAGTCAGAGTACAAAACTACTGAAACCAGCTCACCGGAGTCATCTTCTAACCCAATGAGCTGCCCTGCGCCTTCAGACCATTCCCCCATTTCCTGCAAAGAGTAGAACCAAGGGCCGAGTCGTTCGTTTTGTCCAGTAATAATTTTCATAAACGGGCGGAGTAAGAATTGTTATTCCGATCGGTTTATCACATGAAAGTACCAGCTTCCATAACGAAGTCTGTTGTATTCCACTGGAAGAATAAACCTTTGTCGTTGATTTGTAAGAGCATCGCAAAGCAATACCCTGGGTTTTGTGCTACTGTACGCCATTGGTCATCAATGAAATCTGCACCAGCCCAATAAGATTGATTCCAGAAAGAATGGTTGAACAGTGAGATTCCGTTTGGACTTGTGGACGACTGCGAAATCACATCATTGACTTGGTAGTTTAGGCTCAGTGCAAAGTTCACTAACAGCTTCTTCGAAATGTAGAAGTTCGGACGGAGCATCTTGATATGCTTGAGCTTCAGCCCTAGTCCAAAGTAGTTAAACGCTGTCTTAGCCTTCGCTGTGATGTTCGTACCGAAGTCATCAGTCCCTGTCAATGCCTGCACTACTTTCCCTTCGGAGCCATAGTACAAATTGCCATTCAATTCAGCAAAGCAATATGCATTCATGGCTGTAAACTTCGACCACGCACCAGTCAACGTATTCATGCACATCTGCACAGTCTTTGTCCGTGTGGAATTAGGTGCATTCACAATCAGCAAATCTTCTTCACTATACCGCAACATTTCCCAGCCGAATACGTCTTTATTCGCTGTAGCCAATTCGCTCAACTCACCACGAGTTTTGTCTGAAATGCTAGTAGTACGGTCAACTGCAATACTCTGCAGCATCTTCGCTACGGACACAATTCCCGACTGTGTTATAACCAATAACTCACCACCTTGACGGTACAGACACTTCTTCCCAACAGGCTTTGGCAATTCATACACGCCTACAAGTGCCCATGTATCTGCATTACTTGGGTCGATGCCTTTGTATACAGCTACTTCACCTTCAGTCGTAATGAACACAGCATAGTCATCTGCTCCTGTCCCTGAGTCAACTGACCAGCTCGAAATCGCTTGCAAAGCCCCGCCTTTTTTGAAGATATTCCCAAGTGGAAACTCTTGAATTGCGCCTTGCACTGCATTGACACCAAGAAACCAAAAGCTCAATGAACCTTCTTCTGTAAAGAACAAGCGGAAGTTGAACAGAGTCAAATTGCTCAGCTTTGTCGGGTCTGTGATGCCGGTCATCACGGCTGTGTGCCAGCTTGTACCATCGTAGTACACTGGATCGTCAACGCCATTGACCATTACCAAGTAGCGAATACCAGCATTGGCTGCATTGACTGAAATCCATTCACCGTTTGTGCAGGTACGTTCAGAAGTGGAGATTGTGCCCCCTGCTGTCACGTCAAAAATGCCAAAATCAGTGCCTGCAAACAGCTTATTACTCGTCCCATCACGGTAAGGGATAAGCGACTTTACGGCTCCAACCACACTCGGCAGTGTTGCATGGTCTGCTTGCCCTTTTCGCAGTTCTACATGAGTAGGACGGCAAATGAAATTTTCCAGAATCAGCGCATCTTCAGGTTTCATCTGACTCAAAGGGTCACGAGAGTTCAATCCACCTACTGGCGCAGGGATTGTACGTGTAAAGACTGTCTGAGAGTTCCGAGAAGTCGTAGGGTTCATTGCTTTTCTCATCGCTGCCAGCTCCCCAATGGTACTACAATCCCTGGACGTGCATCCTTGCAACCACCGCTCATACTAATCGGGCGCTTAGCTGCTCCAGAAGTGATAGCGGTTGCTTTCAGCATTTCAAACGTGCGCATTTGCTCAGCATATGGCAAGCCCTTCTCCATACGCCAGCGCCAACGGAGGAACGCGATCAACACGTGATCTGGTAAAATCGGCACATCAGAATCCGCTGTAAAGTACTGTTGCGGCACACCTAATGAGTTCTTCACCAGATATCGTGTACGGTACTCAAAACGGAACTGTGAGCCTGAAGCAATTGCAGGAATGAAGTGTAATTCATCTCCGACTTGTCTAAAGGTCACCATTGCGCTCGGTGTCCCCCAGACTTTCAACACTTGCGTCTCTTGTGGAGACATAGACCCTATTGCAGGGAGTTTATTAGTCAAGTTCCAAAACGTGTTTGGAATCAACTCGCTAAACCCTGGAGCAATAGTGTCTATTTTTCCTTGGTTTTCCACTGAGGTAGAAGTGAACGTCGCCTCTACCTCAGCTTGCGGCCATTTCGCCATGCCCAGTTCATCCAACCCTTCATTCAAAAGAGCTAGTATCTGAATGATTTGAGTGTCAGTACTACTCACAACAGCCACTGGCACTGTAAGCCCAGCCGTTGCGGTGAATTGTTGAATGATCTGGAGCAATGTCTTCATCTTAGCCTACCTTATCTTCGATGTTAGGGCCTGCAGGGATTGTACGGACAGGTGATGCTCCACCAACCGCAGCTTCCAACGCAAGCACACGCGCTTCTAAACTTTCACGACGAAGTTCCGAAGCCTTCAAACGCTCTGACAAAGCAGCGTTCTCTGAAATTAACTTTCCTGGACCACTAGAAGCATCCAAGTACTTTGCAGCACGTTGCTTCAATGCCAGCCCGCCCATACCCAGACGACGAATTGCTTCATCATTGGCTACTGCGAGTTCTTCAAGCGTAAGGATGTGAATGTTTTTGCACGCTTGCAATTCTGCCGCTGTAATCACAGGCCAATTTGCTAATGCAGTTCCATCCACTGGAATTTCTTCGCCACGTTTCCAATGTTCGTAAGCTGAGTGAAACTTGTCAGACCATTCAGCCGGCATACGCTCTTCACGCACTTGCTCAATTGTCAGTGCCAACCACTCCTTCACCGGTTTTTCCACACTGTCGCGGGAGCCTTGCGGTGTCAGAACAACGTAGTCCACATCATCGCAGACCATGTGACCTGCTTCGATAGACTTGTTGCGGTTTTCAACTGCACGTTTTACGAACTTTACGTGAGGCGGTCTCGCCTTCATAACTCCGATTTCCATTTTTACTTCCTTACAAGAGTTGCCAAAGGAGTGTACTCTCCCTTGGCATTGGTTGCGGGATTACCCCGAATTAAGTGATTGCACCTTGAGCAAACGGACGATTCAAGAACGCTGTGTTGTAGAAGATCGTACCGTTGTTAGGTGTCATTGTGACGTTACCCACTACTGTAGCTGTGTGGTTAGCAGACACTGTAATGACAGATTCGCTCGTATCCACTGCAGTGATTTTTGCACCTGCAGCAATACCCGTACCAGCCACGTAACCACCAACGAACAAGCCGTCGCAGTTATTCAACTGGATTTGGTTATTACCTGTCACACCGATGCCGTTCACCGCACCAGCAGAAGTCTTCACGATTGTAGTGCTGGACGCGCCAACGATACGAGCGTTAAGGACTTGCTTACCAGCTGCTACTGCACCGCCTTGACCTGCTGCTGCAATACCGAATGAAGTATCAGCTGCAACTGCCGCATTACATGCCACAGGTGTGATACCACCAATCTGTACCCAACCATACACGTTAGCTGCCGTTGCAGGCATTACTGCTACGCCGAGTGGTTGAGCCAAGTTGGCTGTATTCGCCACAGCCGTAGCATTAATACGCCAGCGGTTGTTTGTAGAGTCAAACGTTGGTGTTAAAGCTACCAACGCTTTCTCTGGTGTGATTGCTGGGAAGAAGCAGAAAACAAACTCACCACCACCGAAGTAGTAGCTGACTGCTGGCACCAGCGTGCCCATATTTTCATCCAAAGTTGCGTCTGGTGCGTACACTTGGTTGATTGGGCGAGTACCCGCTAACGGGATAAGATTGCGAAATTTTGACATAATGTTCTCCTGAAATGTCGGAAAAAGATAAACCGACCGGAATAAGAAATATTACTCCGGTCGTTCTTATTAGGCTTTCAACACGCCCTGCAATGAACGGTTAGAGCAGGTCAAGTTACCCATCCACAAGACTGGCACTACTGCACCATCTTGGTTGAATGGTTTAGCTTCATCAAGCACCGTCAAGTTCGCATCTTTGTGTACAGACAAGCCCATGTAATCTGTGTTCAAGAAGTACATGTGGTTAGCTGGGATACCAGAGCCACCGTCGAACACAACATCAGCACCTTTGTACTTCAAGGACAAGAAGCCACCAGATGGTTCGGATTCGCTTGTGTAGCGTTTGATCGAAGTCTGAGACTGCTCGTAGAACGTGAAGTAGTTGTTGTCAGTGATGATCAAGTTTGGCTTGTCGTCACCGCGTGTCAGTGCTAACCACAATGGCAACATCAAACTTTCGATTGTTGTCGCACTTGGAGTGATCGCACCACCACCTTGCAAAGGAGCTGCAGCTGACTGCACCTTATTACGCCAGAAAGCCCATGCGCTGGAGTCGATACCACCAACTGTACCCAAACCAGTGTCAGACACAAGAGCTTGCAAGCCGTTGACTTGGTTAGCTAATGTACCATCGCTGTAAGCGTCATAGGAGAAGTTGTTTTTGAAGGTGCGCAT